TATACTTACCTCCACAAGCATTATAAATCAAAACCACAAACTTTTCCACAAAAAAAGGGGCTGAAAGCCCCGAAACTACCAATGTAAGCGCTTCCATACCCCTATTTTGCCGATTTCCTTATTCCCACTCAATAATTATTCCGCATATTATCCTTATAATATAAGAAAAAATCTTTCAAATCCACGATTTTTACCACAAATACCACAAAAAAAGAGGATTAGGCATTTAGCCTAACCCTCAACATTTTCGTTTTCTTGCTTATCGTAGTTAATTTGAGATACACCGATTAGGATGCCTAATACAGTTGCGACAATGTTAATTGTGCGTGGTATCTCGGTTACAAGAGGTAATCCCCATACATCGCCTAATTGAGAATAGCCCCAAGCCAATGCTGGTAATGCTATTAAACAAATCCATTTTAATGCGTTATAAACTTTATCTGGTAATACCATAAATACCTCCTATTTAGTTTTTAATACTTTTCATTTCTTCTTCCAAATGTGAAATACGGATTTTCATCTGCGGTATTTCTACCCCAAACTTATTATGCTCTTCAACTTTTTCAGTTAATTTCGCCACTTGGTCGCTCATTACTTTTAATCTTTCGTCCTGTAAAGCATTGTTTTTATTGAGCGTGCTTACAGTGCTTATAATAGTGGGTATAGCAACGCATAACCCAGAGATTATAGCAATTACGATTTCTGTATCCATAAACTATACCCCCTAATTGAATGAAACGGATGCCCCAACAAGATACCACCATTCTCCATCTGCTCTCTCACAGCCATAAATCATCGTTGCTACCCTAACAAACATTGAATAGGTTGGAATGTAAGGACTTGAACTTGGTTTTGGCATCATCATTGCGTAAGAACTATTACCAATATAAACTATTGGATAATTATTCCCATTATAAGTAAGTGTAGCAGGGCGAACCTCGGCACCGCCACCAATAACTTGGCTATCAACATATGCTTTGGTAGCGATGTTGTTAATGGTATTGTTGTTAATCATCGCTGTAACAAGGTCATTGGCAGAACTAATGCTGTTCTTTGCTTCACTTGTGGCTATCGCACTATCAGCATAAGATTTTGCCCCATTTACAGCATTATCAACATAATCTTTATTAGTTATGTTGTTTTTTGTTGTTCCATTGATTTTAATTGAAACTAAATTATTGGATTGAGATATACTATCATTACTTATTTTGTTAGATAATCTTGTATCAAGCGAATTGATGTTCGCTTCATCGTTAGTTAATCTTGTTCTTAATGATGTGATATCACCGTTAAGTCCGCTAATATCTTCTTGTATATCATCAATATCATCTTCGTTTTGTGTTGTTCTTTGTGCCAATGTGCTTTGTGCCAGTTCCAGGTTCGTTACATCTACTTCAACACTATCAACGTTATTGATTAAGTTAATAAATTGAGAGTTTGATTGTGCCTCTACTGGGAACTGTTGTGTGCCCATACTCTTGATATTTACACCAGAAGCATCAACACTCATAGCCATTACAAACACGCAGTAGGTTTCGTTTTTAGGTGTCACAACATAGAAATTATCGCCAATTAAGATATTCGGCATTGTCAAGAACGACATTTCTGCTGGTCTGTAATCCCTAACTGTGTAATGTAATTTTATTTGTTGCGCCAGAGCATCAATATCTGCTTTTCTCCAACCGCTGTTAATCAGTGGGTTATCGCTGATGTAATATACATTTTCACCAGCGTCAGAACTTTCACCGATAACAACGTTGTTAAGAGTGATACGGACTTTATTAACAGTGTCTGCTTTGTAAGCAACATATTTAAGGTCTGTATATTGCGTTTTATCAATGGTTGTAGAGGTATTCTTGTATTGCTGTAATACCATATCGCCATCAATATCAGCGTGAACAAATCCTGGAACTAATGTTGCTATAAAGTGCGCTACTTCTGTTCCTGTCGTCTTAACGGCATAATATACGTTATCAAGTTGTCTATTACCAATAGAAGTGTTAATAGATGGGTTGTGTGCGTCATAGGCGCATCCGCAATAATCTAACAAATCACGGTAGAAGCCATCCAATGTGTCTGGCTGTGTATAACCTGCGAGGAAGTCATCTACATATTTATTCAGTTTGTATGCTTCATCGTGCGCGGTTAAGCGTGACGTGTATTCATCAATTGCCTCAATGCTATCAACATAGAAGAACCCTAACCTCTTCCAATCGCCATTATTTTCATAATCGTAGAATAGAACGAGGTATTCTTGATTATAAAGCATTGCTTCTTCTACTGGCTTATTTAATACAAATGTTACGGACGCAGATGCTACTGTGCCATATTTTAAGGTTTCACTTGTATTAACTTGTTTATCATAAATTGGAACTCCCAAAATCTCGCTATCTGGAATGTTATGTTCGGTAATACCAAGGAAAGGAATGCTTTCGCCGAGGTAAATACCCAAGTATTTTCTCCAAGAAGCGTCTGGAATACTACTCTCATTTGTTGAGGTTGTTGTTCCAATAACTGTGTTATATAGAGATGTATCTCTGTTAAAATACTCATTACTATGTTGATGAGTATATCTATCTTTGTATAATTCAACATTAAGAATATCTTTTGTTGAGTTTGTGTATGTAATAAACTTTGTATCTTGTGGTCGTAATATGTAATAATATCTGCCCTTATAACCATCATCTGGATACGCATTACGGTTATTGGATTTTACTACATCGCTAACAAATAAATATAAACTACCGATATTATCATAATATGTCTGGCTATCAGTTGAATATGTATTACCAAGAGTGTCAGTAACAACCGTGTCAGATTGGTCTGTTATTGAGAATATATTGATATATGTGCCAGGAGCGCAAGGTTCATAAGCAACCAAAGTCATTTTATGGTCGCTATTTGGGTCTGTCATATAACCAGCATATGCCCACGGACTACCAATGTTGTTCCAATTATTACCTTGGAAGTGGTATCCATTTTCCCATTGTTCTCTGGTATAAGTATTGAATGTTAGCCAAGTTCTGTCCTTTGGTGCGTAATTGATAAATGGATATTCGTTTGTTGTTTCATAGAAACTTAACAAATCTTCGGCATAGTTAATATCTAATGTATATTCTACATCTGGTAATAACATATATCCATTTGTTTGAACGCCAGCGCCATCCGGGAACTTACTTGCGTCTGGTGTTGAGGCGACTGGTGTAAGATGTTCCATCCAAGTCCATCCAAATGATGGGCTAATATAAACATAGCCATTGTTAGCACACATATAATCAGTTAAGGTAGAATATGTTTTACTTGTATAGAATGATGTGTTGGTTCCTTGCTTATAAACCTTTATAAAAGCGTCATTATATGCAGGGCAACCACCACCGTCCCAATATGGTGTGTTATATGAGTTTGAGGTCTTAAATAACAAATCATAATCTGTCATTTTATACAAAACATTAGGTTCAAATCTCCAACAAAACACATCAGAACTGCCACTGCCTGGGGCTACATCTTCGCCTGTAATGGTGGGGTCTGGCGTCATATTGTCACTAAAAGCAGTATAAGTATCGGGATTTAACGCGAGATTACAATTTAGTATGCCATCAAAACCATAATCCCAATAATTATCATCTAATATATATGTGCCAATATCTTCGTTAGTAACAACTTTCACCCAAGCGCCTTCACTACCAGAACTAATTAAATCGGGTGCGTTTGCTTTTGTTTCCGCATCAGTTGCTCCTGCGTAGTTAGTCCAGCCAGGTCCGCCCAGACCAAGGAAGTTAGGGTTAATTTTAATACCATCTATAATTGGTTCTGGGATGAACGGTGTTTCATCGTAAGAAGAAGGTGCGTTAATCAGTAATGATTTTGGATTTGGATGTTGCTTATCTGTTGGGTCTCCAATAGTATAAGACAAGATTGAAGTATTACCAGCAGGAACCGTAATGTTATTTGCGGTTTGGTCCCCAATCAGTTTTACATTAGGTTTAAGCAGATATTGAATACTCTGTAATTCAGTCTGTGATGGAATATAACATTTGCTTGCGATATTTGGGTCATACTGGCTCCATTCATCAATATCAATCAAATAATTATGAGTGATTACATCTGTGTTATATCCACTAAAATCTCCGAATAATGATTTGATAACAAAGAAACGCTCACCTTCCCAATATAAGTTGCTTCTGGCAAGCGATTGGTCAAGCAAACCATTAACATCCGCCATAACCAAGAAATATCCAGAAAACGGGTCTTCTAATGCTGATGAAATTGGATAACTCCAATTCTTATCTCTTTTTTGAGTATCACAGAACCATTCCTCTGGATATCCGTCAGCAAAATACTGGGACATTCTTTGAAGTTGATGAAGCCTAACTTGATTATCACCAATAACCTTAAAGCCACCGAGGAAATTAACATATTTAGGATTTTGAAGAGTATATCCATTAAATGAAAGTTCCGTATCAGAAAGCATACGTGTTATATCTAATAAACCTTGCGGGGAGTTGATAGCATATTGCCAAGTTCAATTTGTATTGTAATTATCTGGGTTTGAAATATATTCTCTATCTTCACCGTTGATAGTAAAACTAAATGTTCCAAGAGAGTATAAAGCAAAGCCATCGCTGGTCATTTTGACCTTAAACTTAATTGGCTCATAATCAGACCCAATTACCGCAGGGTCTTTTTCTGGTCAATGGCAAATCATACCGTTAGAATATCCATAAACGTGTCCATCTCTAACTAAACTGTTAAGGATTGCTTCTGGGTTATTCGTAAGTTTTAATCTATTGAACTCTTCTACTGTCATACCTGCGCGGTGTGTTTGCGTATATTCATATAAAAGATTTTCACCATTTGGGTTATATGTAAAATTAGATAATTTATTTCTAACAAAGAACTCATTTGGAGACCTGTATCCTACCACTGGGTGTGGGTCGTTCCAAATAATTTCATAAGAAACGCCTGGAAACTTTGGCATTGGATATGGTCCAGGACCGTGGTATCCACCCGTCATCTGTCCGCCTTCAACCCAAGATTGATATGGGTCCCAGATATATTGGTCTGGTAAGGTCTCATTTATTGGTCTTGGTGTTCTATCCCAATGGAAGAAGTATTCTTCGTTCTCTCTAAATTGTTCCGTATATTCGTGTGTAGAGCACTCATAAGCATCAAATGTGCCAATCATATGACCTCTAACAACACCATCGCTATAATCAAACCCAGTGATATCGGCAATTGTTTTAGCCATATCATCCATACTATATAAGCCATAACAATACTCTTGCGGGTCATAGTCCATACAACAAACATAATCTTGTGAAACGAATGTTTTATCATAATATGATACACGGCTTTCATCTCGCCCATTAGCAGTAAAATCTTCGTCAAAATTAAAACGATATACTGTATTACCCTGGGCTTGTTCTTGTGCTGCCGCCTCTGTTGAATAAAAGCGGAACACATATGTTATGCCCGTATCAAAGTATTCTGCTCTGGTAATTGTATAGAATATATCCATTGATTGATATAAGTCGCCAAAAACGTGCCCGTAATATCTTGTTACTTGATATGCTTGTCTTGGTATTGCTAATCCAGTATTTGGGTCATACCAAAACTTTGGGTCATATGTGCGTATTCTTTTACCAACGATAGGATAAATCGCATATCCTCTTCTTAATACTATTTGTCTTCTTACTAATCTATTATTTAAGTCATTTGGTGTTTGATTATAAATAATAGGTATTCTACTAAATCTTGAACGATAACAAATAACATTATATGTATAATCACTTGATGTTGTTTGAGCAACTAATTTTGGAGTATATTGAATATCACCATAATCGGCTGGCGCACCAACAGGCGCACTTATGTCCAGATAACCAACATTTTTGCTACCATCGTTGGTAAATGGCTCAACCTCTATATACGGAGTAATTGTTTCAAAATTGTTTGGTTCGCTTTGGTCCCAACTATATTCAAACTTTTTCCCCATCTTATAGGTATCCCAACGATACCTTTTTCCATCTTTGTATGGGTATTTGACTAACTTACTCTTCATTTTGCCACAAATCCTTATCTATAATTTCGTATGTAACGCCATCTGGCGCATCATCATAAACCAAATCATTTCCACTTCTCTCAAACTCTGTGCTAACGCCAAGAGTAGAGATAACTAATGAACCATTATTGGAGATAGTTGGGGTAACTCCTCTTCTGGTATTGACGTTTAATTCACCCGCAATCTCAATTGCGTTGAACTTTGCGCCTGTGTAAAGACCGTTTCTAACAATTCCGCTATAACAATCTACGGAACCGTTAGATGTATAAACTCTAATTGTTTTCTGGGCGTTTTCAAGAACATCCCAGTAAGTTATATCATATTCCTGCCCTTGAACTCTGCTGAATACTTGCGACAAAATATCAGCAGTTGTTGGGGCGAGTTCTATTTCTAACTTTCTAATCTTATTGAAGACCCAGTATATGTGCATCACACCATCCAGGGTTCTTCCGCTATTATCCGAGGCTAAACTCTCAAAATTACACAATAAACTTCTCGGAGCAATCTCCAACTCGTTATTGATAATTATATTACCCTTATGAGTTAAGTTCATTTTATACCTCCTATATGTTAAGGCAGAGCCAGCCCGCTATACAGCAAACTGGCTTCTACCTGTTCTTTTTTTATAATCCCTATCGCCCCTTGCGGCTGCGGCAGAGATAACATCGTCGCCAATCTTAATATCAACGCTATTTTCTTGAATTGCTTGAACAACCTGGCGTCCAACCTGGATGAATGTGCTTACGAGGTCATCATTGCTTTCAGCCATAATTCCTCTCAACATACTCTCTGGTGTAATGATTTCTGGGTTATGGCTTGCGCCAGCATACTCACCAACCAAACCAACAGTAGGTTTAGTAATAACACCACCAGAAGCAAACTTTGGAATAGACACTGAACCAAGTTTAGATACAGCGCTGCTTACGAAGTCCTTAATCTTGCTCCAAGCATTGCTAATGCCACTTCCAATGCTTGATAACATACTACTTACGGTTGAACCGATAGAACTTGCGCTGTCGCTGATGTTCTTAATTAAAGTGCTAAACTTGCTCTTGGTTCCATCAACAACTGCTGTCCAAGCGTCAGAGAATACTTGCTTCACTCCGTTGAGGGTATCGCTTAATCCCGATTTCAAGCCATTAAAGGCTGTCACGACACCATCTGCCAAACTATTTGATACAAGAATAGTATTGTCTTTGAATGAAGCCCACTTCTCGCTTGCGGTTGTTTTGATGGTTTCCCAAAGATTTGAGAAGAAGTTCTTTAAGTTAGTAAATGCGGTTTGTAGCCAGCCTAACAGGGTTGTCCAAGTTGTTTTGATACCATTCATCAAACCTTGGATAAGGAAGTTTCCTTGTTCTTCCATAACCTTTGATGGGGAACTGATACCGAAGAACTTCTTGAACGCATCAATTAAGCCCTGGCATACACCAATAATGGCTCCTACTATTGCTTGAACACCGCCCCATAAACCTGCGGCTAATCCAGCAATGATATCTCTTGCTAACTCTAACCAGTTAATCTCACTAATAGCATCCATAATTTTTCTAAATAATGTTGAGGCAAACTCAAACATATTGAAACTTCTTACAAATGCTACAATTGTTTTTGCTAATCCCTTAACTAAATTAGCAATAGTTGTTCCAAAGGATTTAATGTCAATGTTTCTAATAGCGCTCATTAACGCATCAGCGATTGCTCTACCAATAGAAACAAAGTCAAGTTTCTTCATAAATCCTGCTAATGTCTGCCATACGATGTTCCAAGCAGACACAAGAATTGCGCCAATGTTAGCCCAATCTATCTCCCAAATCATTCCATTCAGTTTGCTGGCAATTGCTTGCCCCAGATTAGACCAGTTAAATTGGTAAATAAATGCTCTTAATGATTGTAATGCCAAGTCAATGCCAGCCCCAAGTGCTTGCCCAATCTTTGACCATTTAACCTTGCCAACAAAGTTGTTAAGAGCATCAGCAAGGGTTGTGCCAATTTCTTGGAACTTTTGAAGCATAGCATCTGCCATCTGTTGGTTATCGCCTCTGAACATCTGTAATGTCTTTACAGCAAGTTCATTCATCTTATCAGCGCATTTACCAAGCCATTCATTAAGTTTTTTGTATATCTCAACTACCTTACTTGCTTTGTCGTATAACCAATCATACCAAGTGAGGTAATCTTTCATCTTACCTTCTTCAAAATCAAAGTCCGGTGCGGCAAGGTCTTCATCACTACCGCCTCCACTTCCTTTGTCTTCTTCAAGGATATTTAATTCGTCAAACGCTGCTAATTGTGCCTCATATGCCTTTGCCGCACCGCCAGCCGCTGCTGCCTCATCTTGTAAGGCTTTTGCCTGTGCTTTTGATGCTTTTACTGAACCACCAAATATCCTTGCTGTCAGCATAGCAACTTTGGCACCTAATTCTGTAAGCCATCTGATAAGAGCAGTAATTCTTGGAACTACATAGTTATAAACTGGCATAAATGCTGTAATCCAAGCACCCTTTGCTTTACCAAGGGCAGACATCAATTCATTATTCTGTTTTAAGAAACCTGCTATTTGGTTCTTAACAGTTCTGAAAAATGAAACTATTGTTGAATATACAAGAACTCTCTTAACTCTTACCCACAATGAATGAAGGCTACTTTGGAGTTTACCCATCCACTTATGGATTGGTTCCATAGCCCATAACATTTTACCAAGAGAGCCAGTAAGTTGAACCACGCCTGCTGCGGCACCTGCTATCTGCTTACCAAAATGGGCGAACTGTGAATTAGCAACCGCATCTTTAATTTCGGTTAATTTCTGTTTGAAAGCATCCCATTTATTGACAGGTGGGTTTTCCTTTTCCATCGCTGCGATGGCAGCATCAATCTGTCTGCGTAAAGCCGCATACACATCAACTAACTCATTCAGTTTTGTTTTTGCTACATCAATGTCCTTGTATTTATCAAGGAAAGCGGTAAATGCTTGATACTGCTTACCGTTCATTGAAGAACCAGAAGTAGCATCATTATATGCGGCAATATCATCTGTGAGTTCTTTAATCTGTGTCTTTGTGGCGCTTGCTTGCTTTGCTAATTCTACAAGGCCAGAAGTAAATACAACTTGGTCTGTATCTTTTCTATCAGCAAATAACTCGCCCATAACTGCTTTATATGCTTCAAGGGCGTCTTTGGCATTACCGAGGCTTTGAACCGTCATACCTAAACCAAGTGTTAAGTTATCAGCCCAAACTTTTGGTCCTTCCCCGTCTAACCATTCGTCCATACCTTTCTTGGCGGTTTTCAGTTCGCCTTCCCAACTCTTTAATTGCTTTTTTAATTCAGCAACGGTTGCTTTGAAAGGTTCTGGTCCTGGACCGAACATATCGTATTTACTCTGATATACAGCAAACTTATTCAGCGCTCTGTTATAGTCCTCTGCGGCTTTAACAATCTCTTTGAAACTGTTAGCACCTACTTTACCTACTTGCTTAAAATTGTTTTCAACTTTTGTTGTGTTGGCTTCAACACTATTAAGTTTTTTGGTAATGTTGGATAATTGTTTTTGAAGTTCTTGGGTTTTAGCAGTGATTACTACTTGTAATCTTTGTAAATCCATAAATTAACCTCCATTTTTCTTTGCTCGCCTGCGGTTATGCTCAATCGCAAACGCAGACCATTGTTGCTCATACAGGCTAACTCTCTGCTTTTGACTTTCAATCGCAGCCTCACCAGTAGGAGTAAAACAATCCTCATATGAAGGTAATGGCTTTTTGCTAAACATACTCAACCCAACGAATTGGGCGGTAAGCATAGCGGTGGTATAAGCAGATTGTTTTCTTAACTCTACTTCCAGATTTAACTGGCGGTTATATGCGGCGATAGTTGCTTCTATCTCTGCGTAAGTAAGCGTCCAATAATCTCTGGCATCAATACCGCTTTGTATAGCAGGTATCTGTAAGTCCATAAACAATTCTGTGAAGGTTTTATAGGTCTTACCACCATTACCTTGTGTTAGTTTTTTTCGTTTTCTTCTTCTACTTTTGGAATAAGTCCAGAAGCAGTGAATATCTCAACTATGAAGTTAAGTAAGTCCGCAATGTTTTTACCTTCATCAATCATTTGGTCGTATAACTCATAGGTTTTTTCCAATGTGATACCGTGCTCCATTGCTTGTAATGAAGCGTGTAAAATCATAATCATATCTTCTAAATTAGGTAAAAAACCCTCGTTCTGCCCCATCTTAACGAAAACATTGATTGGGCTTGTTCCCAATTTCTTTTCTAAATCAACCAGCGCTCTTGCGGTTAATCTTGCCTTATAATCCCTGCCATTGATTGTAATTGTTGAATATAACATTTTAACTTTCTCCTATCTACAAAAATAAGGGGCAGGACGGAAGGAACCGTCCGCCCCTTTTGTTAATTATTAGTTTCCTTGTGGGAATGTAACATCAATATCGCTTGTTAAGTTGATATTCAGAGTGAATTGTAAAGCACCATTAACACCAGCACCAACTGTTGCGCAAGATGCCTGTCCAGCGAAACTAAACACAACTCCGTCTGGGAAAGTAACTTTCCAGAACGTATCAGCGTCTTCTAATCCCTTAACTTCTTCGTATCTTTCAGCACTATATAAGAATGTAAATGCTAAATCACCGAAGTCCTTGATACCGTTAATATATCTGTAATTGCCATCAGCCAGGGTTGTAACATCAACCTTATCAGCGGCTCCACCCAGTTCTGGAACTTCCTGTAAGTCCAAAAGTTCAGTATAGGTGCCGTTTGCTGTTGCGCAATAACTTAATTTAATATCTTTTGATAATAAGCCAACTGCTTTATTAGCCATAATTATGAACCTCCATTATTCAAATCATTCAAGACCAAGAGCGCGATAGCGAATAGTTTTATTGAAGAGATTTTCATAAGCCATTTCAATGGTTCCAATCCTTCTAAAACCAAGAGAGCGCATCAATTCATCAGCATTAACTGCGATTGGCTCTACATCTGCTATGCGTTTGCCCCATATCTTAATCGTGTAATATACATTACTGTATCCCAGTGTATCCCCCGTTAGGTCTTGAATATCATTTTCTAAACTATAAGAGATACAAGGTAAATCTATATCTTGTGTTAAGAATGCTTCTGCTACTACTGGATAACCAAGAGTATTAAGGTTCTCAACAATTGAAGGTTTGACATTTAACATTATTTTACTGCCTCCTTCATAACTTCTTCTAATATGCCATCAAATAGTGGCTCTGTGTTTTGGAGCGCTTGCGTAAGGAAAGGTCTGGATGGCTCACCATTTGAGATGTGCGCATCTAATCCTTTGCTCTGTAATATCGCCATTGCCCTTTTAGCGTCTTCCAAGGTAAGGTATGTTTTGCTTTGTCCTGGGTTTGATTGCTTGTAAGCACTGTAATCACTACCTGGGGTCTTAATGTAAATCCAATAAGTCCCTCTTGGTCTTGAAGTAGGAACGCCAGGTTTAGCATACATACCAGTTCCTTCGTGGACATAGACAGCGTATTCTACATTAGTTCCAACTCCAACAGAGTTGGGTTCTAATTGAACAACATTGAGGCTGTCTGCTAATTGACCGTGGTCTTTTGGGCAAAGGTCCCAGGCTTCTTTCCTAACAGCCTGCCCGCATCGCCACACATATTCGTTGGCTATATTTGATGCGATATTATCAAGTTGTTTCTCAAATAGGTTAATGTTCTTTAACATAGATATAACTGTGTCCATCTGGTAGTAGGATTTACATACATAACTTTGTATGTTTTATCTCCTATCACCAAAGTATCCTTATCAGTAATTTCTCTATCTTTTGTAAGAGCAAAGTATGAAACATCTTGATATCTTATATCGCTTGTTGCTGTATGCGTATAAATACCAATAGCAACTTCTATCTCTCTTGTGGATTGGAGTTCAGCGAGTTCTTGACCGTAACTATCAACACCACCATAGGTATTGACAGTTGCTTTAACCATTTCTCTGTTAATCATTAGTAAGTAATCAACTTTCCGCCAGCGTTAACACCAGTAGAATAGCGACCTAACATATCCATAATGTCTGATGGGTAGCCATCGGTGTATTTATAACTGGCGCCAGAGTAATTCTCGCTGTCTAATCCTTCTGTGCCCAATCGGTTGTAGAGATAGACAACCATTCTTTCAATGACGCCATCCATACCAAATAACCTATCTCTTTTGGTAATCATCTTGGCGTCTTCTTCTGCCTGGGTGAGCAGTATTTCTAATAAATTATCTTTGTCATTACCGGTAAGCCCCAGTAATATCTTTACATTATCTATAATCATCTGGTCTTACCCCCATTAAATTAACTACGCAGCAACGTATTTAGCAACTCTGTCAGCGTTTGTTAAAGCGATAACCTTAACATTTCTACCGAAGATAGTTGTTAATCTGTGGTCGGCATCTCTTTCCTGTTCGGTTTCTACACCTTTCTTCATAAAGCAAGTAACAGCGCTCTTACAAGCAAGGAATGCGTCTCCAGCATTAACTGCCTTTGAAATGTAGATAGGAACGCCAGCGATATGACCAACATAACCGCTACGAACGAATGCTTCAACATATGATAAATTATCTTTTGAAGCTTTCTGTAATTCAGCATAAGCGCCTTTACTCATCAGTAAGTACATATCTTCGTGTGCTTCTTCTGGGAAAGCAGCGATAGCATCAACGATACCATCAAAGTCCATAGTAGCGATTGTGCCAGTGCCGTTTGCTAATTCAGCAACAACCTTTGTAGTAACGTCATTAACTAATGCTTCACTTAAATGCTGGATTGCCTTGTCAATAGCAACTGGGTCAGCCATTCTCTGTTCATCATAGAAAGGAACCTTGCCCTGTGTAACTGCTACTCTGTATTCGGCTTCGTCAAACTCACTACCAATAGAATGAGTATTTCCAGCGCCCATAGCAAGGTCATCAACTGAACCTGTGCCCTTATAAACGCGGACTTTCTTAACCATACCAGGTTCTTCTGCTAACTGGTAGTCCATTGTAATAAACTGGTTCATATCCAGTTTTGTAATTAAATCGTTCTGTAATTTAGTTTCTAACACACTGTTGTCAAAAACTTCAATATTAGCACTATTATATGAAATAGCCATTATTATATACCTCCAATTAAATGTTATTTAGAGAGTTCAGCATAAAGTTCTGGGTTCTCATTTTTGAGTTCCATTAACTCTGTAAAACTCATCTTCATAAAATCTTCCTTTGTGATTGCTTTATTAACTGGTAAGCCCTTCTTTGGCGTATTGCCCGCTAATCTGCGTTCAACCTCTGCCTTAACTGATTTCTTAAAGGCTTTATCCAGTAGATTGATGTTTCCATTCATTGTTTCTGCGTCTTCTGCTACAACAAAATCTACAAGTGAAACATCTATGCCCTTCTCTGCTAAAATCTTGGATGCTTCTGCTTTATTCTCTGCCAAAGCGAGTTCTTTTTCTTTAGCTGCTATCGCTGCCTCACGCTGTTCAAGCGCATACTCATACTTTTGCTGTTCGCTCATCTGGGCTAACTTCTGTGCTTCCTTCATTTTAGCGTCGTTCTTTGCCTGTTGCTTTTGTAAGGCACTGGTTACTCTCCTATCGGTCTCCCTCTGTAATAGCGCATCTACTTCGGCTTGCGTATAGGTTTTCTCTTCTGCCCCAGTTTCAGTAGGCATCTCTGACCCTGTGTTTACTTTGTTATCTTCCATTTTTATTTCCTTTCCAAGTTCTACCTTTTGGTAGCCCTTAATAAGAGTTGCTATATAGCCCCTCTATAATACTTAAACTAACCAGGAGGGGATTAACCCCTCTTGGTTAAATATAGTTAAAATCTTTTACAGAGACAAAGACAAATTGGTTAAAACAATCTGCCCATTGCTGATTGACAGTTGGTAGATATCACCAGATGTCTGGTCTTTTAACTGAATGTGGTCTGGGCACCAATCAAAGTTCTCTGTTTTTGTTTCAGTTGTTGGGTCTTCTCCCTCTTCGCCAGGAACTTCAATTTCCTCTGTTTTAACGAAGTTAATTGATTGGCTACCATATGACGCATCTTCGCGTGTATTCGCAGTATTATCCTCATAAACAACTGACATACCACCATTATCAACTGATGTTGAAGCACGACCAGTTTCAGCCCAACTATACTTTGGATTTTCTTTATCACCATTGCTTTGATATTCAAAATCTTCTCTATTAAACTGAATTGAAACATCCCCATCAGAAGGAGCAGTATATTGAATTACTTCACCAGTATCGCCTTCACTTGGCTCATCACTTCTACTATCAACTTCAATATCTCCACCACTGCTGGAAGCAGGCATCCACTCTAAATCGCCACGGCCATTTACGCTTAATACATCGCCTTCTCTGGCTCCTCTATAATCTGGAACTCCTTCTGGTAAATAAACCCAAGCAAGTTCGCCTTCTGGTAATGGGGCTCTTGTATTCTTTTGCTGAACGCCTAATACCTTACCAATTTCTGCCCCGCTATATGATGGAACAAAATTACCAACAACAGATATTTGATTATCGCTATTAAAATTGATTGTAGTTCTATCAACTAATACATCAACCAAACCGCTATCTTCTACTTGAATACCATCTCCACCAGTAATAATATCCTGTTTAGCATCAATTCTGCTCCATACTTCTGATGGAACAAACGCTTCGTTAAACGGAGTTGGAGCAATTTGCTCTGCGTAATTCTGTCTTAAAGTATATGTGCCATCAGCACCCATCAAATGTAATGTTCCTTCTTCGGTGTTATAAGATAAACTGAAATCTTCACTTATCGCACCAGTATTGCCATCAAGATATTCAAAACTATCACTGCTTTGTCTAAAATAGCCGATTATTTGCTCATCGTTTTGAATTAACAAAATGTCATTATAATTGAATGGGTCGTGGTCAATTGAAACATCTACTCTACCATTATCAATAGTTGCTTCTTCTTCCCAAACACGCCATTCTTCTGTACCCGGAGCAGCACCATATGTTTCTTTAATTAAGTTCATTGCCTTTTGGTCATTATATAACTGACTTGTGCGGGCAATATCGCTACCAACATAACCACTATATAACTTGTTAAAACTAATCTGATAAAGCGTTACATCGTAACTACCAGTGATATCAGACCAACCTGTGCCATCTATATAAGTGCGCAATGTAATACTTTCTAATCTAACATTAGATACTTCCATTGTTTCTTCGTTAATGTCATAAACGAAGTTAAGATTTAATGTATATTCTGGTATTGCGTTCCAATAATCGTGGACCCACGCGCCATTGACATACATTGCTTGATATGCCTGTCCGCCCATACCACCTTCGCCAGGAGCAGTAATAACATCAACATCACTGAATAAACCAGCCATTGAAGTAATATGAACTTTAATCTGTGGGCAATTATCCTTGAAATCATTCCAATTGCTAACCCATACACCAAGGTCATTAACAGAAATATCTAATGTATTGCCTAATGTGTCTGAAATACTTCTCATTGGTTCAGCGCCAACAACCTTATCCATACCATACTCATTAGCAATGAGTTCTTTAACATCGTCCTCGTCCATTCCACTACCAGAACTACCAGTAGCAGAAATGACATTATTCTCAATAGAGATACCTGTGCCTGCGGTATAGGTAGGTCCTGCTTCGCCCTGCGGACCTTGTTCGCCTTGCGGTCCCTGCGGACCAGTTGCGCCATCAGCACCTTTAAGAGAGGCTAACCATTCTGCCTCTGTTCCAACGAAACCTTCTTGAACTGCGATTTCATATGCGGAGTAACCAACTACTCTGCCTAAATTAACTTGTGCCATTTAATTAACCTCCATTATAAGTTGTCCGTTTCTAATAACGAACACCATTCCTTTTGTGTTTTCAATCAATACCAAGTCATTACCCTGGATTTCAAACACCAGATAACCAGGGTCGCCCTTTGGACCTTGCGGACCAGTAGGACCTTGTGATGAAAGCGTTGCGCTCATAATTACTACATTATTATCCATTGTTCTGCTCCTCTTCTGGTGCTACCTCGGTAGTGACCTCAATATCAACTGTGTAGTGGGCTGGTCCAATTACTGTATATACCTCACCTTCGGCTGTGGTAAGTTGTATATCGTAAATGTAATAACCAGGAGCCACATTATCATAATCTTCGTGCGAAATATGGAATAAGCCATTCTCATCTGCGTTTTCTGTAATGAGAACTGGGCTACCATATCTCTTTCTTACGGTAAAGGTTAAGGTATCGCCTTCCTTTACCTCATAAGGCGCAATAGCCATCTTAAAGTTGGCTGTATCGCCTTTTATCGTATAAATGTTCTTATTCGCATCAATACTAAACATTATCATTTACCCCCTTTAATACGGGAACGATGCTACATCTACCATTTGGATGGAACGGAGGCATATTGATGCCTGTTACCGCATCCATAATGTTGTAGATTTTGCCTATCTGTTCTGCGCAAATCGGGCAAGTCCTATCGTCGTTTGCGCCAACTATCTTGTAGTAATTCACACCGTGTGCGATATACTCTTCTAATAGAGCCCTATTTTGAATGCGGGATAACTCGGTTCTTATTAACCTTTGGGCGGCGTAGATACCGCTATGGAATGCCTCGTCTATTGACGCTACTACTCTATTAACCGCCACTCCTCTAACGAAGCAATCGGTTAGGGCATCCATAACTTTCTCTTCAAGCCCAGTAGTATTCTTCCATACCCTTGCCTTCCAGTTCTTGCCATCACTGGTCCAGATTTCATTTACGATAACCTTTGGGTCTCTCACAAATCCTTCTGGTGTGTCAAATAGGTCTTTATTAGCATTTTTTAATAGTTCTTGTGTATCTTTATATAAATCTACAAACTTGCTCTCAAATACAGAGCAACAACTATCACCAAGAGTGTATAATCTGTTGTTAAGTTCAGAGCCAATTTTGTAGTATCTATCGTATTGGTATAAGTCGGCTATACTGACTATACCATTCGCTTTATTGGTCTGGATATCTGCGTATAACTGCTTTATCTCGCCTTCCAGTTGCTTCATAGTGTGGCGATAGAGTTTAACGACCTGCGCCATTATCTCCGCCTCGGTCTTATCAAGCAAACGGAAGTTCTGCTCATCTAATCTATCTACCCAATAACTACTCTTCGCCATCTTCGTCTTCTACTTCGGTATGGAACCCGTAAAGGTCAATGTTTTCCTTTTTCTGTTCCTTAACTGCTTCTAATTCAGCATCTACATCGGTTACGAACGGGATTTGGGCGATTAAGGTCTTATCACTGATTAAACCTCTCAAACCATTAACCTCGTTAATGACTTCTGTTGTATCTGCTGGGATGTTGCGAGTAAAGATGATTTGAACGTCTCTCCAAATATCTTCACCACCAGTAATTGATAAGATGGAGCAGATTAACTCAATTCTACGCTGTAATGCTTTTGTCATACGCTTAACAATCGCACTTGCCGCATTCTCAAATCCTAACATCTTGTATCTCAATGCCACACCAGAAGAAGTGCCAAACGCATCATCACTAAAATCTGGGCAATTAGATACTGTGTGGATTTTATCGTCAATTCTATCTAAAAGGTTTTCAATCTGGGTTGTCTTGATATCCTTGGTTAAGTAAGTGGCGCCACCGCCTTGCGGGATTACCATTACTCTGTTTTCCTTCATTAACTTTACGGTTTCTTCGTCTGTGTCAAAGCCCTCTAATACGAGGTATGCGTCAGCAAATGCCTCAAAGTCATCTACACTGCTGGAAAGTAAAGTATTGTAAGCATCTTGTAATCCGATAATTCTATCAAAGATAGAGATTTCTTCATCATTGAGTTTGAAGATTGTTACTGGGACCTGGTTGTAATAGTTAGGTCTCTGCTCAATGATTTGGAAGGAAGATAGGGAATTATCGCTTCTATAAACGAAAGTCCCAAAGACCGTATATAACTCAACGATATAACTTGGGCTAATGCTGATGTTATCTGTGGCATACCATCTGATAACTGCGGCTAACTCTTGCTCTAAATCGTTATAGTAAATATCAATACACTCTCTTGGGTCAATCACTCTAAATCTCTGCTTTCCCTCTGCGTCAATATACATTAACTCAAAGGACTTACCGAAGATAAGAGCATCTTTCAGTAATTCGCTATCCTCTTGGCTCACATCGTTGTAGTTAAGCACGTTCTGGATTTCCTCAATGTTGTCATCGCTGGTGTAGGTAATATCAATACCTGTGAGGTATCCGTTATAACTATCTACGATGTATGCGGGATAGTTGCTTACAATTCTATTACAAGGTTTCCAATCGGCGTGAACCGTTTTGCGAAGGATATCTTGGTTTCCCATATAGTAGTTCCAATACTTGTTTAATTTTGGTAAGTATTGGGTCTTGAACGCACTAATCACATTACCCATAAAGGCAGGTGTAATTTGTGTATTTCTTTCAATTAAAAACATCTGGGTTACCTCCTACTATAATCCAAACACTCGCTTGGATATTGTCTGTAATTGAGGCTTCTTAACGCATTGGATAGAGTATCTTAACGCATCTAAATAATGGTTAAAAGCATCAATCGGTTTATTGATGTATTCCCCAGTGCTTCTATCCTTCTGCCAAGAGTAATTTTCTAACTCTGTGATTACTTCGTGGCAAGACGGATGAACCACCAGTTCATACTGTTGTAATTGCTGAACCCCATAGATAATGCTATCGGGTCCCTTGATAGAGGCTCTAACTCTATACAAACCGTTCCTGCGCAGTTCCTCTATACTCTTCCCTTCGGCGCTATCGCATATGATTACGGATTTAGCGAAACCAAGAGAAGTGATAATCTCTGCCAGTTCTGGGTTTGTCTTACCTGTTGAACCCCATTCTTTAAATATGTAAATGCGCTTGGCGTCTTCGTCTATCAGAGACGCTATAAACGCACTTGGGTCGTTGAAGAAGCCAAAGTCCAACCCGCACATTAAAGGTAATGCGCCCAGGTCTTCTCTCTTGAAGTCCTCAACTCTCCAATTTGTATAGACCAACCTATCTAAACTTGTGAAATCACCAAGAGCGTAGATTTTGTAGTAAGTGGGGTTGGTCTTAATCATCCCCTCTAATGAGGAAATGTAGTCAAGTGGTAGAAACCTATTGTCCTTATAGGTTGTCTTTAACACAAACGTGTTATCATCTATCTTAACATCTGGGCTAAACCACTTCTGATAAACCCAGTTGGCTTTACTGGTTGGGTTGAACATAAAGAACATCTGTAAGTTCTCAACCCTTGCTCTTAAACGCAAGTCCAACTGGCTCACATCATCCAGGCTTAACTCGGTGGCTTCCTCAACCACGATATCGGTTATATCGGCTATGGACTTCAACTTCTCAACATCGTCGCACCCCACAAATATAAACTCACTCTCATTTGGTAAGGTAATCTTCATTGTTGATTTATTGATATTACATAACCCATATATCTTAAACTGGGATAATATGTTAGTTAGGTTGGTAAAGGTAGAATTAAGATGGGTATTGCCGACCTTGCGCACTACCAATACTCTGCGTTTGTCCTTACAGGCTTTAATCAAAACCTTCTGAAATACAAATACGCTTTTCCCACTACCAGCACCGCCAAAATACACTTCGTATCTGTGGCTGTAATCCAGTAGATAAGGAAAATACGCATCGTTAAATACTCTCTTTTTTAATTTCAGTTGTATCCTATTCTCCATCAATATCAACCTCAATTACAGTTGTCTTGACAGTAGCATCAACCTTTTGGGTTTGTAAGCCCATCTGCTTTTGGATTAACTCCAATGCTTTCATCTGCTCTACTCTACTGGCATCTGGGTCAGTAGCAATATCGGTAAGCATTTTAGCAATTCTGTCTGCGTTCATACCTAACGCCTCAAAGCGCTCGTGTTGGAGTTCGGCAATATAGCCCTTTATAGCGTCTTTCTTCATCAAACGCCATTGGTTAGCATTCGCTACTTCATACGACACACCAAAAGCATCCATATATGCTTGTGTGAGTTTATACCCATTAGATACATAGTTCTCGCAGAATAATTTCTGTTTAGCATTTAGTGCCATACTATCGCCTCCTATTAAAAGCGGGGGTTATTTGCGAACTCCCCCAAAACGATATATTTATCGCATAAGCGTTATTTTTAAGCAGAGCAAGCGTTGAGATTATAAATAAGGTATAGATTTGAGATGAAAGGAGCAACGCCTGCCCCATAAGACCGCTTTGTAGATTGCTATACGGAGATATTAAGCCATCTAATTGGCTGTGCCAACTCGCTTTCTTATCTATTATAATTATCTACAAAATAATTAAGAAATCCAAATAAAAAAGGGCTATTTTTGCCCTTTTTCTACTAATTTTATACTATATTTCAACAGCGTGTGCGAGGTTATCAATATCAGTTTCATTGACTTCATAATCGCCAAGTTCTTCTAACCAATCGCATACAAGGCAAGAGATATAAAACCAATCTGCGTGGCACTGGCATCTATCATAGATTTCTTCTACCATCCAGTGGGCGTTTTCTTTCTGTTGTTTAGATAAATAGTGCTGATTTGCTACATCTTCTGTAATATCCCATCTAATCTCTCTAATTCTAACTGCTAAATCTGTCATAATTACTTTATCTCCTTTCTCTTATCTATAAACTCTTAAATAACTATAACCTTTTCTTAAATAAGCATCTTTCGCAGGCATTACCTTATCTTCAACTACCTGTAATCTAACATATCCATCTGTGCCTTCTGCCTTATCCATACCAGAAGCAACCATATCTTCAAGTAAGGTTTGTTCCATCTCCTTGATTGCGGTTTCTAATCTCTTCTGTTCTGCCTTTAATGCCATATAAGCATCTACCTTTGTTCTCTCTAACATATCTATACCTTTTTTTAACCTTTCCTTTATCTTTTTACATATATATTATAACATAAAAATTAGATTTTATCAATATCCAATCTTTACAACTGGTTAAAGGTATGGTATAATAAAAGGATTGGCTAAAAGGCATAGGCACCAATCCTAATATCTCCAAAGTCCGCTTTGGTGGTCTGGTAGACAAGACAAGCCCATTTACCACATTGTCTATGACAACTCGCTTACTTTCTATAATTATTATAATTATTTTTTTTATGAGTTTCTAATAAACCCTCTTAACAACGAAACCAGTAGAAGTAGGTTTTCCCATTCCCATCGCATATCACATTCTGGTCTTGCTTACGCCCACCTTCTGGGCGGCTTCGTCTTGGGTTTTGGCGTAATCTACGAACGCCCCATCTGGTGTTGTTATTTCATATAGATGCTTTTTATTATCTCTACGTTTGTGGTTATTGGTCTCGTAATCTCACTTAACATTCTCTGAATGGGTCGCCCAGCACAAATTATCAACGCAGTTATTATCTTTATCGTTGTCTATATGGGATACTTCTACCTCGCCTTCTGGTTTCTCCAACCAAGCCAGCGCCACTAACTTATGGATTTCTACGGTATAGCATTTTCCCTCTTGGTATAGAGTTATACGCCAATAGCCATCTGGTTTGTTCTTATAAGGTTTTCTAATCTTTCCTGTATAATAACTTAATACTCTCCCAGTAGGAGATATAGCATACGCAGGAAATCCCGGTATTTGTCTAAAAGTTTCTGTCATCTTTATTTTCCCCCTCAATATATCTCAAAAGCAGACGCGTGAAATTACACTATTCTGCTACATTATTTTCCTAATTGGGTGGCAATACGCCATCAATAATACTCTCTCGCTATCTGTTAATTCTTCTTCCTTTTTATGCTCGGATAAAAGGATATTTATATCTGTGTAGTATTGCGGTAAAGGTTTAATAGGCTTTACCTTTTCTCTGTTATAAGGTCTTATCTCACCAATAGTGAGAGTATTGGTATTATATGCTTCTACAATGCGTTGATACCATTGCGGTGTTCAGCCATCTGCCCCTGCCCCATATAACATCTTTTTGAATTGGCGGTCTAATGCCTCTTCTGCCTTAACCTCTTTTGCTGTTTTAGTGGTTTCTTTTTTAGTTTTAACTTTTGATACGAACTCCATTGCCATTAGTTCCTTTCTACCTGTTTGGCTAATTTATTAACAAACTCAACCAACTGGGCATAATCCTCTTTTAATTCTTGTAATTCCGCATATACGGTATCTACTGTGATGTTGTTGCCTTTAAGCATAGCGGCAACTCTATCTTGTAGCCATCTCTGACTAAAACAACCAAAACCGTAATGTTCCCAGTTGTCTTTATCGTTAATGGTTAGGGCAGTAGCACCCCATTTCTCACTAAACCCTAATCTATTTAAGGTTTCATAAAAGTTTTCTTGTCTTTTTTCAGACAAATCAGTAATTTTTGTGTTGTAAATCATTTTGTTCTCCCTTCATCTTTACTCCAACAGTAAGTAGTTATAGCCAAACACGGGCGAGGCGTAAGCCATAGCCCGTTGTTTGGAAACAGTAGCAGTAGTATTAGTATTAGTTAGTATTAGTATTAGCTAATACTTAGTATTAGTTAATACTATATTATCTATTACTATTCTAAAATCTCTTGGGCTTCACTAACGTTTCGCCAGAGATTTTCTATTACTATTTTTCTATTACTATCTCTGCTATTACTATATGAAAATTATTTTTGTGAAGCAAATTAGTTTTGTCCAAAAATTATTTAACTTTTTGCTTATCCGTTCTATAATACCAGTAGGAGGTATTCAAGATGGTAGAATACAAAACTTGTCAGATTAGCGATATAATAGCAGATGCTAAAAAGTATGGTAGAGTTGAAGAATTAAAAGCATACGGTTTAGGTAAGGTCAATGCCAAGAAGATTGATGAGGAAGGCAATAAGGTTTCTTATAAGCGCCAAAGGACTTTCCTTGAAATCCGTAAATGGTATTACGAGACCTACTATAAGGATATGCTCCCTACCAAAAAGCCAGCCAAAAAGACAATGTATAATTTGTTAGAGGAACTTTAATTTTCCTATTACTAACAAAGCAAATTAGAGCCCCTACGGGGCTTTTTTTATCGTTTATGATAGTTTATACGTCTTTTATAAAAAAACCTCTTAAAATGGCTTAAAATGCGTCTGGGAGTATTTTTACAAAAAAATCAGGGCTACCCCGAAGGATAGCCCCTTTTACGAGAAAAAATAAAGAGAAAGGAAGGGAAACCCTTATGGCAAATAGTTTCCCAATAGATATGAAATCTATCTATCTTTAATGTATTAAAAATAACCAACAAACACAAAAAAGGAAGATATTTTTCAATATCTCCCCGCTTGCCAATTGTGGATATGAACTATCCGACGACCTGTTGAACCTATAATTATGATAAGAAAATAATTTATTAAACACAAATTATTCGTCTAAATCGCTTTCCTTTTTGAAAGTTGCGGACAATCTCTTTGCGGCAATCTGCTTACTCTGTTCGTTCGCATCCCCGTATATGTCAAGGGTCATAGAACGAGAAGCGTGCCCCATCATCATACTCAACGCAGCAATATCCATATTAGACCTCATACCAACAGTAGCAAGATTATGCCTCAATGAATGGGGCGTTATCGCTTTACCGTAGGCATCAACAAGGTCATACGCATCTATAAATCGCTTAAAGTTATGGTTAAAGGTATGCGGAGCCATAAACTGTTCTTCTTCGCCTATAACAAACCAATTCTGTTTTGGCTTTATCATATCGTATCTTTCTTGTAATACCTTTTGGAGCTGCGGTATCATCGGGAAAGTTCTTATAGAGGATTTGTTCTTTGGTCCTTTTGTGTAGGCACCACCTTTTGCCATACCAACAGCAGAAGAAATGTTAATTAACCTTCTTTCAAAATCCACATCATTCCAACGAAGACCGCATATTTCGCCTCTGCGCAAGCCCCCGTAGTAAGCGAGCATAACCCCAGCCAGCATAGCAGAACCCACATCAAACTCCAAATAAGCACTTACAACAAACTTTTCCATTTGCTTCTGGTCCAGATGCGTAACTCTATTAACCTTACTCTTGTTAAGCCCTTTAACGGTATGGAATGGGTTGCGGTTTAACTCGCCTATTTCCACAAAGTAGTTATATACTTTCGTTATTATCGTGTAGGTATAGTAAATACTATGCTGGGATAATCCTTGGTTAGATAAAGTGGTATGCCAATTAACTATTGAGGTTCTATCCAAAGTATCAAAGATAATATCGCCTAAATACGGTTTAATGTTCTTATTGTATGCGGTTACCTGCGTGTTGTAGGTAGAACGCTCCAATTGCCCAGTAGTGAATTGACGGTTAAGGTATCCCATCACAACTTCATCAACGGTTCTTTTCATTTCGGGTATTTGTTCGTGTTCAGCGATTTCATTCATTTGTCTACGGAAATCCTCTGCCATTCTTTGGGCTTCCCTTTTACCTTTTGCTTCTGGCAATACTTTATCCAAGTTCTTCCATTTCTCGCCCTCTTTGTAGCGAAGGCGTGCTTGCCATTTACCAGTTTTAGTTTGTCTAACCGAAGCGCTTGTGTATTTCATATACTTACCTCCACAAGCATTATAAATCAAAACCACAAACTTTTCCACAAAAAAAGGGGCTGAAAGCCCCGAAACTACCAATGTAAGCGCTTCCATACCCCTATTTTGCCGATTTCCTTATTCCCATTCAATAATTATTCCGCATATTATCCTTATAATATAAGAAAAAATCTTTCAAATCCACGATTTTTACCACAAATACCACAAAAAAAGAGGATTAGGCATTTAGCCTAACCCTCAACATTTTCGTT